TGGCGGCAGATGAAGCGCCCGCGCCGGAGATAACGTAGCCCGGGCCGCCGCTGCCGGCGGTGACGTAGGAGGTGATCGTGGTCCCGGCGGGGATGAGGCCGCCGGTATCGACGATGGCTGAGCCTACGTCGGTGGATAGCGCGGACGGGTCGAGGATGGTGTTCTGGTTGGGGGATGCCTGGGTTGTGCAGCTGGTGTCGTTGCGGGAGCCGTTTTTCTGGAAGACCCCGCCGTACCAGACCCAGTTGGTGCCTTCCGAGAAGATCCCGTAGTTGCCGCTGCGCTGGCTGTTGCAGCCGAAGAATGCCGTGTCCAGGATGTTTCCGCCGACGGTATTGCCGATGTTGTATCCGGCGTTGACGCATCCGTAGGCGCTGCAGTTCATGAATATGGTCTGGGCTATGTCGCCGCCGGGGTTCCACATCGGGCCGACGGCGAAGCCGTTCTGCATGGTGCCGCCGGAGACGGAGCGGGCGGTGACGTCGGTGAAGTGACAGCCTTCGTTGCTGCTGCCCGCGCCGGTGCCGGCGAGGGTGTCGCAGCCGATGCCGTACAGCGCGGATCCGGTTGAGGTGGTCTGGAGCATCAGGTTGCGGACTTCGGCGTTGCCGCCGCCGTTGAGGAGGATTCCCCAGGTGACGTTTGTGCTCACGTTTATGATCGTGTTGCCGGGGCCCTGGCCTTCGAGGATCGTGCCACCGGTCGGGATGGTGATGGCGTTGCCGACCTGCGGTCCGGTTGGCGGGCGGAAGCTGTCGGCGGTGGAGATGGTCCAGGATCCGTTGCCGAGCTCGATCGTGCCGGCTGCGCCGTTCAGGGCTGTGATGGCGGCGGCGATGGTAGCTTTGGCGGTGCCCCAGGACAGGCCGTCGCTGGTGTCGCTGCCGGTGGTGGTGACGTAGATGATCGTATTAGCGGCAGGTGACTTGACGGCAGCGCTGGTGAGGACGCCGGCGGTGACGACTTGGCGGGCGGTCCAGTTCGCTGCATGCGTGACCGGGGTGGTGCCTTCGGCACCGCGGGTAACTGTCCATGTTGATCCGGAAACAGCGGTGACCGTCATCAGTTCGGACGGAGCAGCCGGGTCGGCTATGTGGAATTGCGAGGCGCCACTGACGGCTGTGGGGAACGCTCCTGGGCTGGTGACGGTAAACGAGGTGTCGGATGTGGTAGTGCCACCGGCAGTGACGGTGGTGGAGGCGTCATTCGCGTATAGTTCGGTCGGCGTGGACACACTACACCTCCGCTACCTGGATACGGCTGGTCAGCGTGTGGCGGGGGCGGCGCGGAGGCTCAGCATTTCCTTGATCGTCGCCCATGCTGCCTCGCGTGTCCCAGGGTCGGGGTCGTAGCGGGCCTGATGCTGCATCTCAGCGAGCAGGCCCGTCTGGGCAGCGTTCCTGGCTTTCTCCACCGGGCTCTCGGCTGGTGCCGCAGCGGCAGCTTTGGGGAGTACGCCGCCTGCTGCGACGGCTTTGAACGGGGCGTAGCGGGGGTCAGGGGCGGCGGCCATCTGGTCGATGAGCTCGCCTTGCTCGCGGAGAGTGTCCTGCTGGGCTTTCAGTTGCGCGGCGAGGGGAGCCAGGGCCTCGGCGACGGCTGTCTTGATGACGTCGGCGCCGAGCGGCGGATTGGGGGCGGCTTCAGCCGGTACCGCAGCCTCGGCTGCCTTGTCGGTGCTGGTTCTGGCGGGGTTTTTCTTGCCGCAGCCTGCGCAGAAGGGCGCGGCAGACTTGACTTTCTTGCCGCACCCTGAACATGGGGTCTTGGCGGGTTTGGCGGCGGCCTTCACGAGTCCGCCTGCCACGTCGCCTTCGGCGGCTTCGGTCTTGGTGACTTCGGGTTCGTCCTCGGTCTTTCCTGTGTGCGGGACGGGGACCGGCCGGGCGTGGATGGGCGGTGCGCCTTCATGTCCCGGGCCGTGCATGGGGCACAGGTCGGGGAAGGTGGAGGCGATGTGGTCGTGCATGGACTGCATGGCCTGCCGGGCGGACTCTCTCGAGGTGTTGCGGTAGAAGGTGCGTGAGGGCCGTCCTGTCTCTGACGGTGGCTGCACGGGCGCGGCCTGGTGTTCGTTGGACGGGCTCTCCGCAGCATGGCCGGAGGTGAGAGGGCCGCGCTGGTACTGGGATGCGGACGGCTGCCCTGCCGGTACATGTCCCGGTGATCCGTTCCCTGACGGTGCGGGGCTGGCGGCGTGGCCTTCGCTGATGTAGGGGCGGCGGAAACGGGTGGGCGACAGCTCGGTCGGCGTCGGAAATGTGGTGGGAGACGGCTGGGCGTCCCGGAACGCCTTGTGTGCCTCGGCGCGGAGCTCGGCAAACTCGTCTGCTTCAGTGGCTTTCAGGGTGACGGCGTGCTGCCAGAGGCCCTGCGCCTTCCCCGCCTCGTCTAGGGGCGCTGTGGCTGCGGCGTCGAGGGCCTTGGCCTGCCACACGCCCGGGTCGGCAGCGTCTGCGATGGTGGTGCCGGGGTAGCATTTGGCCACGTCGCCGGGGTCGTAGGCCGGGCACAGCAGATCGTGCAGGACAGCGTCTGCGGGTCCGGCGCCGGCCTGCCGGGCGCGGACTGCGGCGGCGATGGCCATCTTCCCCGACATGGCTTCTTCCGCGGCGGGCGGTCCTGTCTGGCGTTCACGGGAGATTGCTGCGGCTTCGTCGCCTTCGGCCATGCCTGCGTCGGTTTCGAAGTGTTCCATGGCTGCGCCGTCGGGCTCACGGTGGGGAGGGACGTGTTCTGCGTGGACACCGACTGCGCCGTCTGCCGGGGTCGGGCACTTGGTTGTCATGGGGGTTCCGCATTTGCCGCAGAATGCACTGTCCGTTTTGCAATTTGCACCGCAGGCCGGGCACGGGGTCTTCGTGCGGAGGGCTTTCTTGATTGCCCTGGCGAGATCTTCCGGCGTCACCCCGGTCCGGGAGGCGGCTTCCTTTTTGACCTTGTCGTCGTCGGCCAGCGGGTTCGCCACGCCGAGCTCTTTCGCCCGGCGGGCGATCAGCTTCCGCGCCGCCGCGACGTCGCCGTGGCCGGAGCGGGCGAGAATCGCAGCCCGCCGCAGCGCATCTTTATCCGGGATGGGATAACTTCCGTCGGGAAGTGCGTTCCCTTCCTTCGCGTGCTCGCGGCGCTGCTCAGCGGTGAACTCACGGTGGTCCTTGCCCAGCAGCAGAAGCGCCGTCACCTCGTCAGTACGGGCCTTCGCCCAGTCCGGCTCTGCTGTCTTGCAGTCCGTGTCGTCATCCGGGCTCATGTCCGGGCTTGATGACTCGTCCTCGTCGTCGTCTTCCGCGTTGCCGCCTCCCTCCTCGTCGCCGCCGGTGTCGGCTTTGACGGCTTCGGCTTCCCTTTCCTCGGCGGCGCGGCGGTGCTCGAGGAGCTTGGCGAGGTCGCCAGGGGAGAAGGTGAGACTGGCGGTGATGGGCTGGGCGGCTGTCTTGGTCACGTCGGGCTCGTCTGTCTTGGCGAGGATGTCGTCAGCGCCGATCATCTTGCCGGACCACGCCGCGCGGCCTTCTTCGTCAGCTTTGACCAGCTCAAGCATGCAGGACCGGTTGGCCGGGGAATCGACCAGGCTGACCTCGGCTATGCGGCCGCCTTTGATGATTCCGTTCCGCGCCTTCCCGGACATGTCCCGCTCGATGACCGGCCGGGCGATGCCTACGCTGTAGGCGCGCAGGTGGCCTTTTTTTACCAGCCGGACGGCGGCGGGCTCATCTACGACGCTTTTTACCCAGTGGGCGCCGTCGCCGTCCCGGTTGATGTCTACGGCGACGCCGGAGCCGGCGGGGTCGCGCTGAGGGTTGTGCTGCACGCGGAGGGCGGGCCCGTCGGCCAGCCAGGATTTCAGGGAGGCAGCTGACCAGGCGCTGTCCACGATCTGCTCATCTGTGTCTATTTCGGGTGTGGTTGCTTTCCCGTAGACATAAACGCTTCCGCTGCCCTCAGGGCCTTCCTCCCATTTCTCGATGGGAAACGACGCGTAGACCAAGTCCTGGTCGGCGTTCAGCGTGGCGG